AGTATGACACCGTATGAAATTCGATTAGAATTATTAAAAATGGCACAAGGCCTAGTTTCTGATGAGTATTCTTATTTAAGAAGTGCTAAATTAGAACAATGGCAAACACAGGTAGAAGCAGCAAAAATTGCTGGCCGTGAATCTCCTGATATCCCAGAGCTGCCATCATTCCCCACAGAAGCAGATATAGTTAAGAAAGCAGAATCGCTTAATCTATTCGTTTCGCAAACCCCTCCGCAACCTGAAGTAAAAATTACAAAGAAACCGAATTCGTAATTGGAGAAATCTGGCCGCCTGATTTTTGGTGGCCAGAACATCAAAAAGGAAGAAAGATGTTTAGTATCAAAAAATTTAACACACCCACAGTAGTATTGGCTGCATTAACGGTAATCTATACCGCACCAACTTTATCGGCCGAATTTATTAACGCAACAACATCAAAACAAGTAAGTGCTGAGTTTAATAAACAAGTAGAATGCCTTGCTAAAAACATTTATTATGAATCAGGATCCGAACCTTATGAAGGTAAACTCGCAGTTGCACAGGTTACATTAAACCGTGTAAACTCCGGAAAGTTTCCAGCTGACATTTGCTCGGTCGTATACCAAAAAACGGTAGACCAAAATTTAAAAACAGTTTGCCAATTTTCATGGACCTGTATGGTTAAAGAATTGGTACACAAAGACAAGTATGTATGGGAAGAATCGGTAAATATTGCCAAGCGTGCCTTGACAGAACCAGTTTTACATGATACAATAGCAGAATCAAATGCATTATATTTCCATGCAGCTTATATAAAACCTGGTTGGAATAAAACCAAGGTAGTTAAACAAATAGGAAACCACATTTTTTATAGTAAAATTTAATATGCCAACCCGTGATGAGATTAAGAACTTTAGTATAATGATTGAAGAATTGGCGAAGGATGAGCGGCTTAATTTAATGGACGCCATCTGTCACCATTGTAAAGAAACTGGATTGGAAGTTGAGGTGGCTGCTACCTTAATTTCTTCCGCACTCAAAGCAAGAATCAAAGAAGAGGCACAAAACCTCAACCTCATTAAGAAAAGCTCCAAGTTACCAATATGATTGAATTGGTACAGGTTACCACACAAGAACAAAAGAATGTTGTTAAACAAATAATTGAAACTCATCATTCTTATGTGGCATCAAATTCATCCGTTGGTCGTAGAATAGATTGGTTGATTTATATTGATGATGATATGTTAGGTGAATGTATTGGTATGATTGGTGTTGGTTCATCGGTCTATCCACCACCAAAAGACATACTGAATTATCTTGGTGTATCTAAGTTTGAATATAAAGACCAATTTAATAACATCGCCAATAACTGGAGATTCTGTTTCTCAAAGTCTGTTAAGAACGCAGGCACACAAGTATTAAAACAATTACGACAGAAGGCACCAATCGCATGGAAACAAAAGTATGGTGATGATTTAAAGCACATCATTACATTTGTTGGTGCAGGTAAAAATGGCGCAGTATACTTGGCAGATAATTGGAAAAAAATTGGTGAAACTGCCGGTCTACCAGCACATAAGAGTAGTTCTATGAAATGGCATAATAATGCCGAATTGAAAAAGTTATTCGTTAAACCCACAGGCGAAAACAAAAAGATTATATTAATTAAATCGTTATGACAGAAAATACAGGATTTGCAGCCTTTGCTCTTTATAATGCTCTGAAGCTGCATTTTACTTCCGATTCATATGATTACTTTAAATACAACGGCAAGACCAATGTATCGAAACAATCTTTTACCATTCGTAAAGACAAATACCAATTCTATAAACTCTCCCGTAAGTATTCTTTAGAAGAATTAAAGAATTACTATGTGGCAAACTTTATTAATGGTAATGGTAATTGGGTAGGTGATATGTTAGGTCCGGAAGGTGAGGACAATTATACCAAGTGGCAAAAGACCATGCAGAGCTTGACTTATACCTTGGAAAATGATACAATAGGACTGTTCGATAGCGTTGATGGTGCGGAGTTTTGGTCTATGGATGATTACTTCAAACCAATTGATGGTGGTTGGCCAATGATAATCACCAAGTTGATGCATGATAAGATTAAATTAGAAACGGTTTGTATATTGATTGATACAATTGGTTGTATGCCAAGATGGGAAAAACAAATTACAGAAGATATTGTTTGGCCATCACATCACAGATTAATTAAAAGATACACACCATTTATACAATACGATAAAGATAAATTTACAAAGTTTTTAAAAGAAAAGATTAAAGAATATGCCTGAAGTAAAGATTACTAAGATTTACCTAGACATGGACGGCGTGATTGCCGATTTCAATAAAAGGTACAAAGCTCGGTATAAAATAGAACCAAGAGAAGCAGAAACTCATAAAGAGTTTGATAAGTTCTTTACACAGTTTATTGCTGATAAAGAATTTGCAACATTGGACTTAATGCCTGATGCCATGGATCTAATCAATTATTTGAGAAGTCTAGAGGTACCCACCGAGATTCTATCTTCTACTGCCTCAGATAAGAGGGATCCTGATATTCGACCACAGAAATTGGATTGGTTAAAAACCCATAAGATTGAATTTCATCCTATTTTGGTTCCAGGTAAAAGGCATAAGAAGGATTACTCTAATGCCAATTCGATATTGATTGATGATACATCCGTTAATATTGACCAATGGCGTAGAGAAGGTGGTATTGGTATACTTCACACCGATGCACAAACAACCATTAATATTTTGAAGATGTATGTTTGACAATGGATAAATATTATGATATAGTAGTTGATTATGAGCAGTAAATTGATAGTAGTTTATATTCCGTTAATACTCCGTTTATACGAAAGGTAGCACAATATGAGTTTCGCAAATCTCAAACGCCAATCTGGCAATCTCGATAAATTATCTAAAGCAATCGAGGCACTCTCCCAAACATCCGAAGGTGGTTCAGAGAAATCTGATAATTTCTGGCGTCCAGAAGTTGATAAAGCAGGTAATGGCATGGCCACTATCCGTTTTCTACCCGCATCTGAAAAAGATGGTGAAGATGGTTTGCCTTGGGTGAAAATCTTCTCACACGGGTTCCAAGGACCTGGTGGTTGGTTAATTGATAATTGTTTGACAACAAAGAATCAACAATGTCCTGTATGTGAACACAACTCTACATTATGGAATTCAGGCATTGAAGCTAATAAAGATGTAGTTCGTAAACAAAAGCGTAAATTGAATTACATCGCTAATGTGTATATTGTTTCTGATCCTAAACATCCAGAAAACGAAGGCAAAATCAAACTGTTTAAGTTTGGTAAGAAAATCTTTGATAAGATTACTGAAGCCATGAATCCACAGTTTGAAGATGAAACACCAATCAATCCATTTGATTTGTGGAAAGGTGCTAACTTCAAGTTGAAGATTCGTAAGGTAGAAGGTTATCAGAACTATGATAAGTCTGAGTTTGATTCACCATCTGCATTGTCTGATGATGATGCCAAATTAGAGAAAATCTGGAAAGATTCTTTCTCATTATCAGAATTGACTGGTGATAAAGAGTTTAAGTCTTATGATGAGTTGAAGAAGCGTCTTGATAAAGTTCTTGGCTTAAATGGTGAAGCACCAAAGACAACCGTAGAACAAGTTAAGGCAAAAACTTTTGATGCACCTAAACCCGCAGCTGAAGATTCACCTTTTAAAGATAATACATCTGATGAAGATGATTTGAGTTATTTTGCCAAGTTGGCAGAAGAAGATTAAACCATAACTCCTTTCCTTAGAAGTTGGTTTAGACCCACCGAAAGGTGGGTTTTTTATTGGTTAAACTATTCTTGTAGAATTTAGAATCATTCGCTGTAATGTTTCTTCTGCATTTCTTACCAAAGGTATTGGACCTCTTGTATTATTTCCTGATGATGATGAAGAAGAGTTTACATTATTATTAACCACAGTAGATGGGTCGGGTTTAGATACAGGTATATTTAAATCAATATTTTCTTTTTGTACCTGATTAAATGCAACTGCCGCAACTGGATTTTCCATAGGAACTTCTGAAGCAGTTTTAACTTCTGATGGTATTTCTGTTGAAGTGGTAGGTGCAGCTGCAGGTTTTTCATCTGTGGGAGTTGGTTTATTTTCTACTGGTGTTGCAGTCTTTTTTGTTCCATCAGGATTATAATCTTTACTATTATTTTTATCCCAAACGGCTTGTTTGGCTTTAATTTTTCCACTATCACCAACTGGTCTAGGTTCAACGGTAGCAGGCAGAACA